AGTTGCACTCCCATCTGTTCCTCCATAAATATCAAAATAAATTTTAGAATTGCCGCTATATATAGTACAAGCCCATCCCCTACCATCGTAAGGTTCTCCTGATAATCCAGTTCCTTTTCCCATAATATGACCTGAAGCTGTTATGCTGCTAGGATTAAACCAGCATGTAGCAGTAAAATTATTTACTCCAACATCTAAAGATGAGGCAGAACCACAATTAATTTCACTATTAGTACCATCAAAATATGCAGCACCATCACTTACTAGCTGCACTGCTCCTGCAGGATACATATGTTTCATAATCAGATTATCTGTAACGATACCTGGGGAAACTAAACCTATTTTCTTTAAACTATTTCCTAAACCTAACATATTATCCTAAATAAGCTATACAACTGCCATTAGCTAATTTAATATCTATATATCTACCGTATATAGTCATTCCTGCTGGGAAGACATTTCCATCGTCTAATTCTACACCACCACTGCCCTGTAAACTAGTCTCTGAAGCAGCAGATTCATTATGTGCAGCTGCATCACTATTAAACCATTTATTTTCATCTTCAGCTACTAAGCCATTTGTGCTATTAAAACTGCAATCTTCTACCATTGTAATAGCAACAAATACCATCCCATCTGGTGGAGCTATTGCAGCTGTAGTATCAATAAACATACTGCCAGACTGACCCAATGAAGCTTCAGGTCTAATAGGGCCTTGTGATGTTAACGTTTGCTCTGTTCCAGCATGCGTTATTTTTAAATCACTCATTTTTTCTCCTAAGTTATGCTAGGGGGCCATAAAGACCCCCTAACGATTACATTGTTACGATGGGTCTTTACCTATACCACCAAAAGTAACTGCGTTATTAATAGTATCGTTGTTTTTTACTTGTTTATCAACAGGTAATTTTACACGCGCACCATTAACTGCAGCTACACCTGCTGTAACTAATCCCGCTGCAACTCCATCACCATCAGCATCAGTTACTACCATTTTAACTCTTAACCTAACCACTCCAGATAACAGCAAATCTTCGTCATCAGCAGTTGCAGGTATTATTGTTTTAGTTCCATAATCCTGTGCAAGAGTACCTATATCTATCCATGTACCAGCATCTTGCAATGCTGCTGTCCCAGGCACAACTTCATTTCCACTATTGAAATTATTACCATTCGAAGGCTTGTAGTATTGCCAGCATGTTTTTATTTGAGCATTTCCTGTATCTCCCATTGCAAATTGAGTCGCAGGAGTAATAGTTCCTATACAAAGCTCTTCACTATAATAAGTATCTGTTGCATCCGCTAAAGATGCTCCAGGGTCAGACATTATAGTTCCAGCAAGATATTGGATAGCCATATCATCTACTGACGGAGTCCAATTTGAAGATAAGTTACCTATGGGACGGGACCCCGAAGGGTCCCCACCAATGCCACCTATTGTAAGATTACTTTGGTCCATAATCTACCTCCTAACTGAACTTAAGAACAGCGTGAGTTTCTGGTAAGCTAATTTCAAGACCAGCTTCTGTAATCACTTGGTCTTGTCTTCCATCAACTCCGTTATCCTGTACGTTAGTTTCAACAAAGGTATCTCTGCTTATTCCATTTCCAACTAATGGTCTGTACGCTACATTTTTCATATCAACAGCCATACAATAGTTTTCCCATGGACCTCTCAATAAAGGTTCAGCAACAAAATGTAAATTACCAAAAATAGTATTTACCATTGTTACTTGATGACCAAATGCGCCCTTAATATTTTGCACATCTAAGTTATATTGAGAAGCTCCAACTGAATTGTTTAAGAAAGAGCCATTACCTAGTTTATTTAAATAAGTAATAACTTTTCTTGAAGCAAGTACTAGTTTGTTTCCAGAATTACCACCTTCAGGTGCAAAGAAATCTTCCATTGCATCTAAGAAAGCATCGTATCCAGAAGAAGCGTAAGTCATACTATATACTTTACCATTAGCTTCTGTATACGGAACAATTCCATGCGTATATCTAGTTGTGCTTGCACCAGCAGTTGCATTACCTAATCCAAATAACATAGCTTGTTCTATGTCCATTTTGTGTTCCATAAGTTTATCTGTCCAGATTCTTTGGAACTCATTTTTAATGCCTCTATACTCTGTAGCAAGTGCAGTATTAGAAAAAACATTCATTCCAGTTTTAAAGATTTGACAATAACCTTCGCTATCACTCATTAAATCTTCCCAACCTTCAGGAGTGTCAGTTCCTTCTGCCCATGCAGAACCAATTACTTGACCTTTAGCTCCAGCAGATATATCATCATTAGTAGCAATAGCATCAATAGCTGTCATTTTAGCTGCTGCAATTGTAACTTGACCATCTGTACCATCAGTACCTGCAAATGTTAATCCAGAGCCTGATGTTGCGTCTTCTGCTATTTTAATTCGCTTAACGCCTTGGTCAAATTGAATTGCAAGAACTAAACCACCTACAATAAATTCAGGTCTACAATCATTTTGTATTTTACCTTTACTATTATAAGGAGCTGTTATTACTATATTTTCACTTAATGCTGAACCTGCAGAAGCTGCTGTCATATTATTAACCGCTTCACATGTAAAGTTACGTCTTTGGTATTGATGTCTTTGTTCTAAAAACTTAAAGACTGGGTCGTTTGTTGGTTTTTTTGATACTTTATTTAAATAAACGAAGAAAGGACTTTGCTGAGGAGCAAGTTCGGCAACCCTATCACCAAAATCAAATTTTCTTCGAGTATTATCTAAAGATACACCTGTGCCAGTTTGATTGGCAGAGGTACTAAATACGGTTGCTGTAGCCATATTTATTCTCCTTTACTCTTAATTAACTCTCTCTCAGCTGTCGTGGGACCTTCGAGTAGAGTTGGTTACCACGGATTCTTATTATTAAAATCCGATATTAAACTATCCATAATCTTATCAGAGTCACTTCTTGCATCATTCCCGCCACCTTGACCTGTCTGAACACCCATCGGAGATGGTATTTGCTGAGCTCTTTGTGTTTGCTGGAACTCAGGACTTGGTCCAGCATTAGGCTGTGGTTGACCTTGGCCTTTTTGCAATCTATATAACTGAACAAGATTATCTAAAGATAATGAATTTGGGTCTGACATCTGTTGGATAAACTCTTGAGCATCATTACTATCAAAGCCATAATGACCTTGAAGATGAGCATTAACATCAGCCATTTGCTGCTGTTGAGCTGCATGTGCCTGTTGTCTTTGTATTTCATCTTGTCTTGCTTGCTCTTGAGCATCTAACTTTGATTGCATCTGCTTTACGGTATACTCTTGTTTTAGAGTATTGTAATCAGACATATCGTCACGCCATTCCTCATATTCATCTAAATACCTAGCACTTTCGCTATTAGGGTCAGCATACGCTTCTTCCCTACTAAATGTTCTAGGTTTTTTGGGCTTTTCTGGAGGTGCAGGGAACTTTTCTTCAGGTTCTGCTTCCTTAGTAGGAACATTTTGCATTGCGTTCATTTGAGACTGTAATTGCTCATTTTGTCGCTGAATTTCTGCAATTTGATTATCTCGTTGAGCTGTTTGGCTTTGCCAATACTCAAATCGTTTTTCATCATTCTTAGCAGAATACTCTTGTGCTTGTTCCTGTATAGGAGCAGATTCAGGGGTCTCAGCTACTGCTGGAGCCTGTTCCTGTGTTTCTGTTGTTTCCTGGCTGCCAAAAAACGCATCCTCAACTGACGTACTATTAGAGCCCTCGGTTGGCCATGGTCCTTCAAATGCCTGATTGGAATCGTTAGGATTGGCACTTTCCATAGGGGTATCTATATTATCTGTCATTTCTTTTTACTCGCTTTCGACTTGCTCTTCTTGCCGCCTGAAGAGGTAGAAGTCTCTTTTCTGATTGAATCAGCGATATCACGCTTGATTACGGCCATGTTATCATCGAGACGTTTTTCATAAACTGAACCTGCAGCTTTTGCTTTATTGCTAACTTGGTCAAGTTCATTTTTAAACTTCTCAACTTCAACTCTTTTCCTTAGGTTTACTGACTCCCTATCTCTAGATTGTAAGTCACCTTTTAATTTTTTAATTTCTTCTGTAGCTTGCTGTAGTTGCGCTTGGAGCTGACCAACTTGGTCGGTTCTTTCAACAACACCCTCCATATCAAATACTTCTGTCTTCTTGAGAACTTCAATTCTGTCAACCAATCCTTTCTGATAAGCATCCATGTAAAATTCAAGTTCAGCATATCTATTAGAAGGTAATGTACTACCTGATAGATAAATTACGTCATATTTTCCAACTGTAATATCATTAAATGTAGTAATTTCATTTGTTTTATCATCAATAAGCTTTTTATTTATAACAAATTCACTTAATGAATTGTTAGGTTGTATTACTCTAAACACTTTTTCTTGCGTGTACAGTTGCTGCATTAAAGGTATGGCTATTTGACCAACTTTAGTCAAACCAGCTTCAATATCAGCTAATTTTGATTTAATTTTTCTTTGTCCAAATTCATCAAGGCTAATTGTAGCTTTGTAAGTTTGTGGTGCAGCCTGAGCATTTCCCATCATCATTTCATATAATCCTAACTGATGGTCGATATCTTGCTTAGCTACTTGCTCTCCGCTATATAGTTCGTTTGGAAGCGGAGAGGGTTGAACAGGCATTGGTGCGCCATCTGTTGGGTCATATGGAATTGCAACCCCAGGCTGTGCCCACTTTTGTTCAAACTCGCTCATGTCTACACTGCCTTCTGGTACAAGTATCTTAGTATTAGTACTTGTAGTTGCGTGAGCTACTATTAATGAACGCATTTTATTTATATACTCTTGCAATCCTTTTATCATTCTTACATCGGATTGAGGATAAGGAGTTCTAGTGTGTAAACTCATAAATGGTACAATAGGATAATCTTCTATCGGAAGCTCTCTACTATATAAATGCTTATCTCCCATTATAACGCACATTTGCACTCGTTTAACTTGAGTTACAACCATTTTTATCAATTGTCTTTCTATTAACTCTTCAAATCCAACTTCTTCAACATTAATTGGCTCAGGAGATACAGGTATTTCTGCATTTGCACCTAACCCCATGCTATTCATACCAGATTCCATTTGAGTCTGATATTGTTGCCGCTGCTGTTCTAATTGAGATAAGATTACTTTTGCTTGTGCAGGGTCATCTATAATTTGTCCATTTATAATCCAAGCTTTTCTTTGTATATATTTTAAATATTCGTCTTCATTTAATAGGGATTCTTTTTTGCTCCATATTTCATACACTCGATATCTATCAACAGTAGTTTTATAATATCTTTCATATCCTCTAAGGTATTCAGTATTATCTGTTCTATCTACATCTTCAGGGAAATGAGTAGACATATCATTAGCTCTTCCCGTTTCTGGTCTATCGTGGTCATAATCAGATGCATTATTAGCCGCATTTCTAATTGCCTTATCGTACATAGGATATAAATTAGCAGCCTGCTCTCTTGTAAATAATCTAGAAATTATAATATTTTCAGCATCATTAAAGAATTTATCTCTACTATTAGGGTCTACGTATACATCAAGAGGGTCTACATCGTGTATGCAAACTTCACCCTTACCCATATCCATCATAGGGTCTTGATATACGTGAATATAACCTAAGCCCATTACATAATAGTCATCTATCATTTGACGAACTACGCTTCGACCATCAGATATATCGTACATATACGCAAGCATAGCACTCATTACTTGTGCTACTTTATTATCAGAATCTTCTCTAGGAGCCACTCTAAATGATGGTCTGTTAGCAGACATCATAGATTTAGCAGCTTCAACAGCAGGATGTACTCTATTTACAACTACAGGAGCTTGTCCTCTAGCTTTTAATATATCTTCCTGTTCTTGCGTCCATTGACGCCCTAATCTAAACTCTTTATCTTCCTTTGCATGCTTAGCCCAGTTATCACGCTTAGAACCATACTTCTGAAATAGGTCTAATGTCTCATCAACTAAAGCTTTGCCTGAAAGTTTCTTTTTTGCGGTATATGCCATCTTGCAATTTAACTCCTACATAGTCATCCAATCAAGGAATTTCTTTTTCTTCTTTTTATCATACTTTTTTTCATCATATTCTTTAAGTCTGCACGGTTTTGCTCCATCTAAAGCTGTCCATATAGCATCCATAACATCATCATGTTTTCCTCTAGGATATGATAGAAATTCTTGTTGGGCTTTAATATCTTCTGGTCTAAAGTAAAATTGCTTTCTAGCAAACATTGGGACCATAGATAGTAATCGTTCTGATTTTCTAGTTCTTGGTTTTACACCAGCCTCTAATCCTGGTATGTACAATCCTTTTTCTTTCATTATATCTCTAACGCCTACACGCAATGCTTCTTGATATCCTGTTGTTTCTATCTTTACACGCCTAGGTTTAAACTTTGTGAATGTATTAATTATCATATCAGGCTGTTTAGATGGGGTAACTCGTTCTCTTTGTATATCTATTACGTATTTATTATTCTCGTTGTCTATACCAATAGTAGCAATAACAAAGTAGTCGGCTCTAGCAGACAACGAAGATGCGGGGTCTACTCCTGAATATACCTCGACAGGTATTATTTTTTCTTCTTCATCTATTGTCCTTACTAAACATCCCTGCCCATTACGTATTTCGTAATCATAATGATGCATTTGAACCCACTCAGGTTTAAAGGGAGCATTATCTGGTGATTGAGCAATATTCATATACTCTTGATAAAATCCATTTAAGTTACCAATACTTGCAAATTCGTCTTTTATTTGCATAATACGCTCATGCGGAAATCTTTCGGGCCATATGCTTTCTTCATCATCGTTCCATATGCTATACCACAGCACATTCCACGAAGCAGATTCCTTTATCCAGTATAAAAAGCAATCTTCTGATATCACGGTCCCTATCATCACTAATTTTCCATCATCTGACAAGGAAGGTATTACTGCTTCTGTCATCCACTTTTTGTTTTTAGCCCTAGCTTCTGGTGTAAATGCATTTAACTCAGACTCAAAATCGTCTACTATAATTAAATTAGGCCTAGTATCTCCTTCAATAAACCCTCTAACTCTTTGACCTGTGCCTACAGCTATAATTCTAGTACCATTTGCAAGTATTACATCATTATTAGTCCATCTCTTAGCTGTTTCAGGCCCCATATCTCCAAATAACTCGGTAAATTTTTCTGAATGCGCTAAATGATATTTTATTCTAGATAAGAAGTTAATCGACTGGGTTTGTGATTCTGATATAATAACAATAAACAGGTCTTCATCGCTTCTTTTAAACGCAGCTTTCCATAATGGGAATATAAGTGAGGTAGTTGTGCTTTTTGCTGTACCACGAGGGGCCGCTATTGCGACCCTTCGCTGTTCGTTGTCGGATAAGGACTTGTAGATGTTGAAGTGAAAAGGAGGTATCTCCTTTTTGAGGGCTGTTGGGAAGCAGTATCTTCCAAACAATGCCATATTAGTATATAATTTTTTTAACGCTTGCTGCTGGGCATAGCGTTCTTCGTAATCACTCATCTATAGGTTTAGTAGTAGTCCTTGATGCTTCTATATGCGACTCTTCTTTTACAATATCGTCAATCATAGAAACAGATTTTGACTCTATTTTGTCTACAGTCTTTTCCATATACTTCTCTTTCATGCCATGCATATCCTGTAGATTCTCTACAGCACGCATTATGCTAGGGACATCTTTCTTATCCTTAGCCATCCTTATAGCATCTTCTAATAAATCAAGAGTATACTTTTCTGTTAAGCCCTGTTCTTGCAATAAACTTGCTAATTGTTCTCGTACCATCTTTTTAAAGACCTCCGATTTCATAGTGCGTCGCCATTTACGTCTTTGAGAGCTAGTTACTGAGCCTAATGCCCATTCTATAGCTATGTCATAATCTGGTTTTAACGCATACATTGTTGCCAGGTTTTTCATCTTTTGCTGACCCGCCTGGACTTCTATATAACTCTTACCTGTAAAAGTTACATTAGTTTTACGACCAGCAACAATAAGTTTTTTAGAAGCGTACTTAGGATTATAAAAGGTATAACCCCAAGGAAAACGCAGATAAATACTAGAACGGCCGTCTTCCGCCACATAATCTTTCTTTCTGATGACCTTTGCAACATAATCGTCATCAGAGATTGCATATTCTCCCTCTTCGGCTTCTTTCCAATATTTAAATTTAATCCCATTGTCTTCTGCTTCGTTCTTTCTGTAGACCGTATAGACTATTCTGCCTCGGTCCTTATGGTTTATTGGTATATCGTACACTATCTAAAAGCGTCTTCTACTTTGTTATAACTATCCATTGTATCATTAACAGCCTTATTTTTAAAAGATTTTGCATACTTAGCTCCTGCTGCTACTGCACCTAATAATTGATTTTCTGGATTTCTAAGCAAATCCATTAACTGCTCGTCATCCATAGCATATAAGTCTGCTGCTCTATATCCTGTTAATTCAGATGCCCTAGGCCCCCAATATTGAGTGGTGGGGTTAGTTCCACCTCCTGGTTGAGTTGCAGTAACTAAATCTCTTAGCGTACTTGGCTCTACTTGAAAGTATGATGAGCCTGGTCCTCCACCCATTTGAGCTAATCTTGGATTTCCACTTATTGCGTTTGACTCATGAAATCCCGTATGATACAGCAAATTAGCAAAATCCTCATTATTCATGCCTGTTTCTGTTTCTCCAAAGGCAGAGGCCCCTCTTTGAGCTAAATCCATTAACATTGCGTTTTCTGGTGCACTCATTTCATTTTGGAATTTAGCCATTTTTACGGGATTTTGAGTAGTTTGATAGTGTTCTCCCCACAATTGAGCCATTTGATTGTAGTTTCTAGGATTATCCTCATCACTAACATTATAAACTTCTTGATTTAAGTTATTTATATTTTCAGCCAACTTATTCTCCCTTTGAATGCCAAGGATTACCAATAGAATTAGTAAATACTGTAGCATATTTTTTAGGTTTCTTTTTCTTCTTTTTCGGTTTTGGTTTTGGTTTCTTTTTTCCGTAAGCCATATCGACCTCCAATTTGATGGTAAACTTAAGCAAAAAACAGAAACAATT